GGCTTCTCTTGTTTCCCCAAAAAAACGCTGTGAGTGTTGAGGCTCGGAATTCCTTACTGGCATTGGGTTTGCGGTTGCTATTCTGCCGGCGTCTCGAGCTGCACGATATTGGTTGCCGCGTGTTGCGTTGCATTTTCTGCATGCGCTTACCATGTTTTCTAGGGAATTAACACCGGGTTGGTCTGCAGGCCAGCGATCAACTTCTACTAAATGATCTGCTTCTGATGCCGGCATGCCGCACCAATGGCAGAATGGGTTTTCTGCTAGCAGTATGCGCTTATTCTTTTTGTATTCCGCGCTGCTTCGAGCACGTGGCCCCTGCTGTTTACTTGGCATTACTCACGCGCCTACGGCTTGTGCTAGCGCCGCGCTTACGCGCGTTGCTGTTGGTGTTGGTTGGTTACTCATCATGTCGGGCTAATCCTTGTGCGTATGTTTGTTATGTGTATGTCAATGCTTACACCATGTAAAGCCTAATGCGCTAAAGCCCCACCCACGGGGTTGCCCTAACCCGTACCCACTTAACTACTCATTGGCTGATTATGTTTACAGCCTGCCACGCCAGCGGCCCGGTCATTTCGTCGCGCATGATTACGGGCATGGCGTACTACCTACGTTGCCGTATGTTCCCAACTACCGTGCAACGGGCTTAGGGCTTGGCTAGTCCTAGACGCTTACGCGCTGGCTAGAAAACGGATTATTACAGGCAACTGGTTAGGCCGCCACACTTGCACAATTACGCCGGCTTTATCTAAACGCTCGAGCCAACGTTCCTGTGTTTTGCGTACTACTCCGATATCTGTTTTAAGTTCCGCGAAAACTAGCACACCCTTGCTATTGAGTAACACAAGGTCAGGGAAACCGCTATCACCTTGTATGTGTGTAGCCCATTTGCCGCGGCTGTTCATCGCTGGTAGGTCATGGTGCACTAACCAGCCATACCGGGTGGCGATCTCTATAACGCTGTTTTTAAATTGCGCCTCAAGCATGCCCATTGTTTACCTCGTAATGCTTGTGTATTGTTCGCGCCCAAATGTCATTAGACAAATGTTCGGTACCCCAACGCAAATGGCTTATTACTTTGTCTTTGCCTAGGTAATCGGCGGTGCTTTGCATTTCCTCAATGAGGCGCACCATGCGGGTAAGTAGTTCTAGCTGCTGCATTATGTCCATTGTTAATACCTTTGTGGTGCTTTTAGATCGCGCACAATAAAATTGAGTAGTGCCTGAGTTTCAAGTGCGGGCGGGTTAAACCGCGCAATTTCATTTAACACCGCTTTAAGGGCGTCAATGTCTTTAGCCTTTAAGTAGGTCAGTAGTTCATGTATTTGCGTTTCCGGCACCCATTGGCGCATCGTAAACACCGCATTAAAATAACCCTCAGGCAAACCCTGTATTACGTTTATTAGTTTCTGTGCCATCAGTCAGCCTTACTACTTGGCAACATTTTTAACGCGTCAATGATCTGCGTAGCCTGTTCAGGGTTTAGCGTTTCGAGTGTTACCGCGTCGCTGTTAAGCGTTACCGCAATGTAATCGTGCAGCGCTGCCTCATCAAACCCCGCGCCCTTAGCAAGTGACTTAATAAAGTAAACCTGTTTTTGGCTGGCCTGCTTAGGGTGAGCGCTCGAGGTTTCGCGACGGATTGGTGCTATTTGTGCATCAGGTTTTTTAGGGTCTTGCCGCGCTTCTATTTCATTACGGCTCGCAATGCTTTTATTTATTCCAAACCCCATGTAACCCAACGCACGGCCTAACGCGCTAGTCATACCAACCATAAACTCACTGTTTTTGGTGTATGGGGTTTTGCCCGGGTACGGTTCGGCAGCTGTGGCAATGCTCGGTAATGGGTCTTTATCGTCGCGCCAAACGGTAACGGTGCAACGGTAAAACGTTGAGCCATCAGGCATGGTGACTACCTCGGCGCTGGTTTCTTGTATGCGTAAATCAGGAAAACGCTTTAACGCTTCCGCTAGGCGTGTTGGTACGTCTACGTAGTTATCTATGTTAAAAGCCATTTAGCGCCAGTCCTTTTTACATGTGCCAGGGTGAAAATATAAATAGTGGTCTTGCGTTTTACTTACTTTGTATGGGTAAGTAATTACGCCACACTTGCGGCATGGTTTCATTGTCGGGGGCTTTCTGTTAGTCGGGTTAATTAGTTATTTATAGCAGATTGGTATAACACAGTTGAGGGCAACATTTCCATAGGCCATAAATCGGCTTGTGGCATCGCGTAGCAAGGTACTGGTAGATCAGTTGCCCAACGGCCCGGCGTGTTGCAGCGTTTAAGGTTTGACCAGCCCATTAGGTTTACGGTGTAATCGTCACGGTTTACTATTGCTAAAACGTATAAACCGTTTTTATCGTCTGCGTGTGTAAGTAAACGGCCTTTAGCGTGATACGTGGCGCGTACCTCGTAACCTGCAACGTCGTTGGCGGTTATGTCATAGGGTCTAAAACCCCACTCAACGCCAAGGTAAATGGCTAGTGCCTGTTCACCGTAGCCACCTGTTAGCGCGGTTTCGTATGCGTTGCCGGGTAGACGTTTGTTTCTCATTTTGTGCAGCTCGCACTCGAGGGCTTTTTTGTAGGCCACGTCGCGCACGTTAAATATCTGTTCGGGCGTCAGTTTGACTGTTACCACGTCAGCCGCCTAATGCTTCGATAGCCTCGCTAACGGCCTGCCAGCCTGTTGCGTCGCCGCTTAGGTCTAGGTCAGTTGCTACGCGCTTTAGTCGGGCTATTAGGTCTGCGTGCTTAGGTTTGTAGGGAATATGTGCGGGCCTGCATATTTCATCTATGAGATCAAATACGGCCATTTGGTGTTTTGCCATTGCGTTTGCTGTTGGGTCTAACATGCGTCGGGTTTCCTCACTTAGTGTGTTGTCGGGGTAGGGCTGTTCGTGCATTTAGTTTGCTGTTTTCCATGGTAGCCAACCGCTGTTACGCCAAATGGCAACCATGGCTCGAGTGTTGGTGGTTGGGTCAAATAGATCGCTACACGTTTCTACGATGCCTTTAGCCTGCAACCAGCCGGTAGGCCAATACTGATTAGGCCGGCACCAATAGCCGTTAATTTGGTAAATGGAATAACTGCCCCCGTTTGTGTCGTAGGCATTAAACGCATCACTTGTGCATCGGCTCTCGCGATTAGCCACCCGTAGCGCTGTTTCTAGTTCGCTAGGCGGTAAACCCTCAGCAAGTGCCAACGTGGCTACCTGCGTGCATGTGTTCACGTATGCGGGCAACGTGGTGGTAGTGGGTGGGGTTGCCTCGTAAACGGTGGTAGTGCTTACGGGGCGGTCGGGTGCAGTTGTAGGCGATGCTGGTAGGGCCAGCGCAATGCCGGCAGCTGTAATAGTGAATAGCGCGGTAAACGCGGCTTTTAATGCAATGGTCATAGTTTCTCAATCGTGTAGGGCGTTTGCCATGTACCGCTAGCAATGGTCTTAAACGCTATTTGGCTGTGTAGTACTTCGAGTGTGTCAGGGTTTCTAAAAATTTGTACCAGTACTTGCTGGCCGTTTTCTAGTCTGCCTACAAATGCTTCATAGGTAAAGGTTTGTAGTTCAGTCATGCGCGGTAAACCTCTTTTCGTCGGTACAAAAAAGGTAGTAGGCGCGTGTTACGCGGTGGGGGATACTGGCGCAAGCCCTTGCAAGTATTGGGTTACCGCTGCGGGTACTTTGTCGCCGGGCCAGTAAAACCAATGCCACGGCTCGGCTGGCATTACCTCAAGTGACCAACCAAACTTAGGGCCAACCTCACACATAAACTCAAACGTGGCGTTCGACATGTTCGCAAAATCACAGGCCAAACCGAGGTTATGCCGGCTGGTACCCGGTACTGCCATTGGCGCATTGCCCGGCTTTAGGTAATAGTTTTTGTTTTCGTACACTCGAGGTTTAACACCGTCAATAGGTGCCAGTTGGTAACGCGCTAAAAACCCTTGGCGTTGTAACGCAATGCTTCGGTAGGTATCACCCGCGCTAGTTGGCTTAAATTGTTTAATGCCCTCAGCAAATGCGGCAGCTCTAACCGCGTTGTATGCGTTCGCTGCTAACGGGTGCAATTTGCCAAACGGCTTTACGTCTACGAGCAGGCTGGCGGGCAATTCACCCGGCTTAACATGTGCCAAGTTAGTTGGTAAAACCAGTTTTTTAATCGGTGGGTGCATTAGCGCCCGGCTTGCTCTTTAGGCCGTTAGACGCAACTAGGCCACTAAGTGTGCCGGTAAGGAAAACCAGCAACGTGCTAAGTAGGTCAATTAGTTGCGCGTCGGTGGGGGCCTGTTCCGTAGGCTGGTCTACAAACAAAATGCCGTAGATAAATGCCATAACGGTAAACGAAAAGCAGATAGCCATTAGACGGCCAACAAAAACAATTAGCCCCGCGTGTTGTTGTTCAGGTGTTTTACTCACAAGCGGCCTTTGTAAAACATTGGTACTCGACATTAGTTTTAGAAAACGTGCAACCACTACAACCCCAAACAACTACCGCGATTAGTAAGGCGTACCCGATCATATAACGCCATTTCATTGCGGCTCGGTAATTGGCGGCAAATTAAAATCGTTTGTTTGTGGGTCATAAATATAACCAACTCCGGCATAGGTTTTATTTGGTGCGTCTTTATATGTTTCCACCCACAAACCCTCGTAACGCTCGGGGTTTTCGTCAATAAACTCTTGTGAAACAACATGAACCGCTATAACTATGTTGTCAGTTCCAACTTGTGCAAAATACTGATCACTCATGCTCTAAACCTCACATAAACAATACCGTTACCGCCGGTGCCACCTGTGCCGTTTGTTGCACCGCCACCGCCGCCGCCCGAAACGGTCGCGTTATTTCCCGGGCTAGTAGTTTTGCCTGCTACACCGCCTGCGCTTCCCGCCGCGCCGCCTGTTACTGAACCGCCGCCACCGCCACCTGCAGCAACAAACAAAGTAGAACCGCCAATAAATGTAGATACGTCTACGCCGTTACCTGCTGAACCGCCAGTAGTTCCACTACCTGCACCGCCAGCACTACCAGCACCGCCACCGCCACCTGCACCGCTATTACCTGCCGAACCGCCGCCATTATTTCCGCCTAAAGCCATAGCGACACCTGCCGGGGCCGCTTGCGTAGAACCGCCGCCTGAACCACCATTTAAACCAAGGCCGTTAGCATTTAAATAAGAGCCACCACGGCCACCGCCTGCAGCGCTAATTGTTGTGCCAATAGATGTACGTAAACCGTTAGAACCGCCAGCACCAGCCGCGCCAACGTCTACGGAATAAGTAGCAGCTACTAAATAGTTAGTCATTTGCACTATTTGACCTGCACCACCGCCGGCGTAAGCGTTGCCATCTCCCGACGTACCACCGCCACCGCCTGCGCCAACTAAATATAAATCAAAAATGCCGCTACGGGTAACTACTAGGTTTGTGTCGCTTGTAAATGTAAGCAGCGTGTAATTTATTCCGCCAACGGTAATGCTTGACGATGAGCCACCTGTTGCGGCACCGTAATTGGCACCGCCACCGCTAAAAAAAGTAGCAGCGCTAGCACTTGTAAATAAAAGCGTGCCACCCCCATATTGCGCCAGCGCTAGTGAACCTGTAGTAGTAACTGTTGCGGTGCCTGCCGTTATCGTGCACGTGCCCGCGCCCATGTTGTAAATGTAAACTGACTGGCCAGCGCTAAAAATTGAGGCGTTTACCGTAATGGTGGTTGCACCTGCGTTGGTCATTTGCACTCGAGCGCCAGCGTCACCGGCAACCAGCGTATGGCTAGCGGTTTTAGCGTTAATCGGTAACTCGGTAATTGCATTAAGTTGCGCCGCGGTGAGCACCTGCGACGCGACAAACGGAAACGGTGTAGCCATAGTGCCCCTTATCCTAAGACATTTGCGCTGTCGAGTGTGCCATATACCGCGCTATCCAAAATGAACTCGTACACAATTACTGTAGGTGCCGTGTAATAGGTGACGCGGTGGCCGTTCACAAAATCTATGCGATGTTCCACGCCCTCTACGCTCAATTCCTGGGCTACTTCACCGCCGGCAATGGTGTTGGTAATGGTGATGGTGTCGCCAATGTCTACTAGGGCTAGGGCTTCTCGCTGGGCTGTGCTGAGCATGAGGTAATCGGTTTGCACCCCGGTAAACGTGGGGGTGGGTTCGCCAACTAGCAGGTAATTGGCGAGGTTTGCAGCTGCCGTGTCATTGTGTAAAAGGCTGTCGGTAATGCTTACGGTTTGGATTAGGTATTTACCTTGGCTGGCTAGATCGTCTGCTACCTCGGGCACGGTGGCGCCTAGGTGTTGCACGCTGGCACGGTTCACGATCTGATCTGCGTTATACGATATGGCCAAATTGTTATATGGAATTTGGGTTCCATCGTCGTGGAAATCGGCAACGCTTCCACTAATCGTGTTACCTATGCGCGGGTCAAAATTGAGCACCCCATTACGTGCCATAAAAATACGGCCCTGCTCGGCTGTTTGTATTTGGTCTATGTAAGCCTTTACGTTCGTGCCCTCAGCAATGGTGTACGCCGATGCACCGCCAAGGGTTTGGGTGCCGGTGTTTATGTTTCGACTGGCTACCGGGTAAGCAACCTCGGGTAGGTCAAGTACAGCCGATAAACGGGCGCTGCTTAGTTCCTCGGTTACGTTAAATTCAGCCATAGCGGTCTGAGCCAGTAAATAAAAATCGTCAGCGCAATAAACGGTAACTGTGTTATTTCCGCCCAATTCATACGAATAGTCATAATTGACGATCTGCCCGGCGAACAATTCCACAAATGTATTAGTGCTGTCGTAACGCCCAAACGATACGCGCCGTAACGGGGCAAGGGTGAACTGCCCGCTGGGGTCTACAAACGGGCTACTTGAGTACAGCGGGTTAAGTATCCCGCCAGCCAAACTATCATCAAGGCTAAACGTCATAGTGCCAGCGCTAAATTGGTCACCGATCTCGCGACGCCCACGATTAACGCTAATGGTGTTGCTGTACTCGAGCATTGGTGCAAACTCGGTGGTGCCATCTAGCACGTATTGAGTGTTATTTAATACGCCCTTTACCGGGTCATTAAGGGTAAACGCGTCTAATAAAAAACCTGTATCTATAAATAGTTCGTAGTCACCGCTAGCAATTACCGACGTGGCCATTACGCCACCGCGATATTTGCCGGGCCTGCAGCCCTGTTATATGCACGTATTGAGTTAATAATTACTTCGCCAGTTTGTGCACTTGGCACAAGGGTAGACAAGTTAATAGTTATGTCACCGCCGCCAGTAACGCCATAACTTTGCCCGGCTGGTAGTGGGGTAACTGAGGCAACCTGTGGGCGTGTTATCGCTTCGCTGAACCCCGCGCTAATACCTTTAATGTCAGCAATTTTAAGGCCCTTATTTTTTAGGCGTTTTTGTGCCTCATCAAATGCCGCCTCGACACCCTGCAAATATGACTTAGCGTTATCTACGCCAGCGCCAAACCATGCGGTGGCAGCCTGTTGCCCGATGGTTGCAGCTGCGTTATCGGCAGCCATAACTAGATCGTTGGTTTCCTTAATTGCATTAACACCGCCGGCGATTAACTCGGCTGCAATGGCCGCGCCGCTTTCCCCGCCAGCGTCGAGCACGGCCTGTAATGCCTGTTGGCTTAAGCCCATTTCTAATAGCGTTTTAACGTCTTTGCCGTACTTAACTACGCCGGCTACCTGATCGCGTAAGCCTTGTAAAAACCCTTGGCCTGTTTCATCGCCAGCCTCTTTAGCGTCAGCGAAACTAAACGCGTCTTTAATGCTGTCGCTTACCTCTGTTGCAAAATCGCTAAACGCGGTTTGGGCATCTATTAACTGTGCCTGTGCATCGGCTAGCGCGGCTTCTAAATACTTCTTTAATGCGTCGGCGGCTTCCTTTACTTTGTCTGCCATGCCTTTAGCGGCGCCACCCGTTTTTTCTAGTTGGTCAGGTAGTGGGCCAAGTCCCTTGTTTATTTCGCTGAGTTGCGGGCCAAACGGTTTAATGGTTTCTACGCTGGTTTTGGTTGCAGCCTTAAACGCCATGAACGCGCCCGCTGCAACTACAAGCCCGGCAGCAATAGCGGCAGCACCAACGCCAATGGTTAGCGCGGTGTTAGCGGCTGCAGCTGAGGCGGCAAGTGACCAGTTAAGCGCGGTGGTTACCACGGTTACCGCGTTAGCAATTACTTGCGCGGCCTTAAATCCGATAAGCGCGGTAGCGATAGCAGCAATGGCGGTGCCTACAGCCATGAGGGTACCTACGTGGTCTTGCGCCCAATTACCAAAATTTATGAGGTATGGCAGTACGGCCTCAACGGCTGGCAGGATAGCCAACCCGATTGCTTCGGCTGCTTCACTTAACGCGACGTTTAAGCGCTTAAATTTGCCCTCTGCTGTGTTCGCTGCTACGGCTGCCGAGCCGCCAAACGTGCGCGACAATTCAGCCATAACCTCATCGAGGCTGGCACCGTCTTTAATCATTGAGTACAACTGTGGCGATAACTGGCGCAAGGCCCTAAAGTTGCCGCCATACGCTTTGCTTAACGCATCGCTAACGGTTGCCAGGTCTGCACCTGTGCCGGCTGAAACGTCGAGTGCTAATGCAAGTGCATCGTTAGCCGTTGCAACGTCTTGCGTACCTAAAACAAGTGAGGCCATCGCTGGGCGTAACTGATCGTCAGCAACACCGGTAGCCATAGCCATAGCACTAATTGACTTTTCGGTAGCGCTAATTTGTGCGTCGGTTGCACCTACGACGTTTTGCAATGTCTTTGCTAGTTGGGCTTGCGCGGCGCTGTCCTCTATGGCGGCTTTAACGCTGAAACCAGCAGCCGCGGTAAGGGCACCCATGGCAGCAACAGCAGGTATAAACGCTTTGCCCGCAATAAACCCGGCACGCTCTGAGGTGGTTTCTAGTTTTTTTAGTTGCGTTAAGGCTTTAGCAAACCCGGTACCGTCAAGGCTCGAAATAATCGGTATGTTAATTGCCACGGTTAAAACCTAATTTCATATTGGTGCGCCGGGCAACGTCGTTAATTACTAATTCTACTTTGGCTTCTACTGCCTCACGGTTATTAGTAACTGCTTTGTCAATGGCTCGAGGTTGCTCGCCTACCTCAGCGTTTAGGTTGGTAACAAACATGCTCTGTGTGTTACGCCCGGCATGGTCGTAGATCGCGCCAGCTGCGTTGGCCTGCTGAATAACCATCAACTGGTAGGGCTTGCTGCCGTATACCACCTGCTCGGTATGGGTCACTACACCGTCTGTAGTGCGGTTGTAGTTCACGTAGCGCTCTTTGCTGGCGCGTACACCTACCTTGACCTTAAAGCCCTTTTTAACGGCGTCTGTACGCCATTGGGTGTTACGGCCTTTAATCAGGTTGCCACGTCGCATACCGCTTAACGGTTCGCCTGTGCCTTTGCTGTTATCAAAATGGGAAACCATGCTGCGAGCCTCAGCGATAATAACCTCACCGGTGCTCTGTATGTCTTTAGTGATCTGTTTCCTGTAAGCAGGGTCAAAATCGTTTAGCGCTTTTAACGCCTCTTTAATACCGTCAATTTGCGGGATAGCCGAACGCGACGCCATTACCTACCGCCACGTTGCTTATTAAGTATTTCTATGGTGGCGTTCATATCGTCTAACTCGAATGATATCTCACTAGGCCAAAACCCTGTAGCCACTAAAATTTCGGCCAGCGCTCTACGCACCGTGCCGTTTAGGCTTTTGGGTCTGCCTGCTCTACTACCTCAATAGACGCCAACGATGTAATAAACGCGTCAAGTGTTCCCGGTACTGTGATGCCTGAGAAACGCGTAGCCTCATAACACAAATAGGCTAAATCCTCAATACCAATACCTTGCGCCATCTCTGACGCCTTGCGCTTAAATTTGCGTTCCCAACTAACGATGGTCATTAAGTTAGTGGTTACTTCATTTACGGTGCCATCGTTAAACGTGGCTTTTAGGTGTAGTTGCATTACTTGCCTTTTCGTGTCGGGCCGTTGCCGGCTTTAATTTATACTTCTACTACTGAGTACACACCGCCGGTGAACGTCACAGACATTGTGCCAAGGGCCCCCATGGCCATTGTGTATGGCAGCGCCTCTAGGTATGCCCCGGTTAGCGTCATGGTTGGATTGGTTGCGGTGCCCGGGCTAGTTGCTGATGGTGACCATGAAACGGTTACCTGCGTGCCTACCAAACTCTTTAGCGTTGCGTAGGTTTCCGATGTTGCAAACGACGCGTAAAGGTCAAGCTGCAGGGTGGAATTCTCGAGGCCCGCTACGTAGGACCTGCTGTTAGTTCCAAACGCGGTGCTTTCTAGGGCTTCGATGGTCCGGGTGAAAACTAAACCTTGGCATTGGTCCTGCAGGGAAACTGCGCCCACGGTTACGTTTGGGTTGCTGAGGTAGGTTGAGGTTGGCATAGTGCTTAGTCCTTTGCTGAGTTCTTGCTATTAGTTTTAGCAGGTTTTGCGGTTTCGTTTGTGGATTGTTCTATAAACCCGCCCTCGAGTAGCGCGGCAATGTTAATGCCGTTGGCCTCTGCAGCCTCGGCGTCAAATTCATCGCCGGGGGTACCGACGCGGGGGCTAATAATTTTGTATGTCATGGGGTTTAGTCCTAACTCGTTTGGGCTTGCATCTCTATTGTTAAATCATACGCTGGCATTTCAGCGCCGCCGATCACCGCAATAGTTGGGCGCCCGCTGGTTACTGCCACGTTTTTGCCGAGCACCAAACTGGCTAGGTGCATTAGGTTGCGTTGCGCGTCAAGGTTGCCCGGGCCAAGGGTAATGATGCGTACCGTGTAGGTCATTTGCACAATGTTTCCCCCGCCACCATAAACGCTAAACGTGGGGGCGTCTATAAACGCGCATGGTGGTACAAGGTTACGGGGGTCTGTTACCACCTGTAAACCAGTAATGCTGGTAAGGGTGGTAGCGAGATCGTCTAGCGCCTCGTTAAATAGGTCGGTGTAGGCAACGGGCATTAGGCCACCGCTGGTTTAGGTATGCCCAATAGCATTTTAATTGCTGGGCTTAAACCAACTGACGCCCCGGCAGACATGCCATCAAACGTGGCGAAATCTGTAACGGCGCCGCGCTGGCGATAAAAGAAACCGCCAAGGGAAATGGTGCCTAGGGTTACCTGCCCGTTTGGTGACGTGCTGAGGCTGTCTATGTAACCAGCCTCTTGGCGTCGAGTAAATGCGAGACTGTTAGCAGCTGACGCGCATTGAGTTAAAAACGCGGTATCAAGCGCCGACGCTGTACCGATGCCTAGCCAGTCCTCAATTTGTGTAGCGGTAATCCACGTGCAGGTTTGCGTAAATGTAATGCTGCCTGTTGAGGCTGTGCGCTGTACGTCGGTACCGGTGCACTTATATAACACCTGATTAGGTACAGGTATTTCGTAGTTAAATAGTAAATCGCCCTCATCGTCTAACCCGATAAACAAATACTCGGGTAGATCGTAAACCGTGAACGTGCCATTAAACGGTACTGCAACGGAACCAACCGTAAAGGTTCCACCTACAACTAAATCATTAGGCGTAAGTGTTTGCAGCACCGCATAATTGCTAAGTAACTGTTTATGTGTGACCGTGTAAGCGGCCATAACTGGCCTCTTTTCCGATTATCAGACGAACTTAACGAACTTGGTAGCGTCAGCCATAAACGACGCTGCATAACCGCGGTAAGCGATTGTGCGGCCCAATGTGCTTGGAACGTCTACCGAGATTGCACCCTTTTGCTGTTCGTAAAACTCGAACCCTGCAGCAGGTCCAGCGGCGTGGCCCATAAATGAACCCGGCGCGTTTTTGTCTACTACCAAAACCAAACCGAGTGGGTTTCCATTCCAGTTAGCTGCTGACAATTCGCCCGGTGCGTTCATTGCGCCGATCTGTGGGAATACAGGGCGGCCTGTGCTGTCTACAAGCGAGCCAAGTGCTGCCCATGTTGTTGGTGTAACAAACATGTGGGTTGGCAAATAGTTGCTGTTTGCGCTGATCTGACGTGCACCATCGTAAATTGCTGCGATCCAGTCTGCTGGGTCTGATGTGTCTGCAACGCTTGAGGTTTGCACAATTGCTGCGTGGCAAGTATCTACCGCGTAGTTGTCGGTGGCTTGGCCGTAAGCAATTGCCAACTGGTTAAGCACGATGTTAATGCTTGCTGGGTCAGTCCAATCGAGGTCTTGTTCCGACATGGTTACATAGGTTCCAAACGTCAATTTATTTACGTTGTTGTTCGTCACCGTAACGGTGCTTGGGTCAAGCGGGTTGAGTTGGCCAGTTGGTTGCTGGGTCACTACTGGCCTTACCCCGATTACAGGGCGGCGGAATGTGGCACCACTCTGAGGCATCGCACGTGTACCAATTGCCGTAACAAACGGTCTGATTGGGTTTAGCGAGTCGTAGACATTGGTGGTTAGCACTTCTGGCAACAAACCCGGGGTATCGGTTGTGGTGATGTTTGGTGCAGCTGCCTGAATACGTGCGTTCATTTCTGCAAGTACGCCGCCACCTTGCAAGGTTGCTGCGATAAATTCTGCTGCACTTGGCAACTTAAAATTACGTGCCTGTGCGTACAATGGTTGCGCCATTGGTGCCGCTTCGATAATTGCTGGGGCTTCTACTGGCTGTGACATTTCGTTAATCTCCTCTACGGGTTCCTGTTCACTATTTAACACTACTTCAGTTTCCTCATGGTGGATACTGGCCGATACGCGATCTACCGAGGCGCCCGGGAACGCGCCGTAGGGCACTAGCGATAATTCCTGCCAACTAGCCTCAGAAATAATCATTGTGCCGTTTTCGTCGTAACTAAATTTGGTTGGGTTTACGCCTACCGATACCGCGTCTAAAACGCCATCTGCAGCCAATACCAGCGCCTCATTACCTAGGGTGGTTTCGCTAATGCGGGCCTCGTAAAGCATGCCGCCCTCGCTATCTACCATGGCCGTAACTAAGCCCACGGCCTGACTACTGTCATGCCCCAAATAAAGTTTAGGCATCTTGCCACCGGCGTTAAGGCTGCCCGGCATAAACATAACTTTGGTGCCATCGCTTACGGTGGCTTCCACGTTGTATGGCAACGCCAACCCGGCAAGGGTGCGGCGTGGCATACCGTCGGGGCCGGCTGCGTCGAGTGTTAATTCTTGTTGGGTTAATTTAAGCATTTGGCATTACTCCCGTTTCTGCGGTGTCGTAACTTTCGTTTTCTTTTTCCATTAGGTAGTTTTCGCTTAGGTAATCGTCTATATCAAACTTCACGTATGTACCGCGTGGTAGCACGTTGTCAGCGCTAAGCGTTTCGGCAATGCAGTCCATAAACAATTTTGCGCCAAACATGTAAAGGTCTTGGCGTGCTTGCGTACTGTTTTGATAACTGTAACTGCCAGTTGCAACGCCCAATAAGTAAGGGGGGCAATTTGCGAGCCTTGCGATTTCGAGTGCTTGGTATTCCGATGCCTCTACGAGCATTTGTTTGCTTGGGTCTGTAGTGGTTTCGGTGTAGGTCACAAATTCGTTAAGCGCCGCTACGGTATTTGTCATACGCGCTGCCTCAAAACTCTGCGACAAATTCTGCAACTCCTCAGCGCTTAAAGGCTCGCCGCCAACCTGACGCAAAACGCCGTTAGGCAAACTGTTTGCAGCTGAACGCAAACGCGCACCCTCAAGTTTTAATGAGGTCAAAACTGCGTTAGGGCTTGTGTATAACAAACCTTGTATAGGGCTAATAAATTGCACGACGTCGCGGTGATCTACTGGCAAACCGCTAAACATAATTTGTTTAGACGGTGCGAAAAAAACGGGCCCGGCCTGATCTTGGGTTAAGACCATCGCGCTAGGCATGCGTTGGAACTTGCTCGGAAAACCGTCAGCGGTGCGTTCCGTGATTGCTAAAAATGCACGCTGGGTAAAAAATAGATCATCAAATAACCAAGCAAATAGGGTGGCATTTGGTAACGCTGGGTCGAGACGTCGCAACCAACTGCGTGGTGCTATGTCTATTTCTTCCATTTCACGATCTACCGGGTTCCACATTTCCTGGTATTGCTTTAATGGGGTGCAACTGATAACGCTGGCCAAAAGATCACGGGCGCGGGTAATTGCCGGCACGCTCATTGCACGCTGGCGCGTATTGCCCTGCGTAAACGCATAGAAATTGTCTAGTTGCGACATGCCAACATTACTGCCGGCGGCAGCCTTAACTACAGGTTGCGCGGCGTCGGTAGTTGCACGTGTGAAAAGGCCCATAGGTTTAGTTTGCCATATCTGTTAAAAGTTTGGTGGCATCGGCTGGGTCTAGATCAGTTCCCGACGAAAAGGCTAGATACTGCCAGCCGACGCCGTATGCAACATTAGCGGTTTGCGCTAACTATTATTGGTTTGCCCATAGCGGCAGGTTTGCCAGCCAACGCAACTGCAAACACCAACGCACGCGCCATAGAAATTGGCCCGGGTGACCTTTGCGAACTAATCACTATGTTGCCATTGTGTTTAACAAGTACGGCACGCTCGACGTGTTCGCTTAGTAAATGTTCGCCGTTATGCAATAGGCGGCCCTCGAGAATTATTGAGCGTGCAGCTGCAGTCCAACGGTTTAACTCGCGGTAGCCAACGATTACGCTACGCCGGCTTAAATGCGGTGGGCAATGAACCTCTAACGATGGCACTATGGCAAGTTTTATGTTTGGTGATCGCGCTATTTCGGTTTCCACGTGTTGCCACATTTCGGCCATAGTGTCAGCCACAAACGCGGTTACCACGTGGGTTTTAGTTCCCGAGATCACGGCCCGCACGCCATAAAATTGGGCGTTATCCTCGCCAACCTCTACAGCCAGTACACCGCCAGCGGGCGCGGTATCGGTAGTGAGGCAGGCAGCGAACTGCCCCGGCTCGAGCCACGATGAGGCTGAGGCAGTCCATGTATTAACCGAACTTCTTAAAAACGCGTTACGGTTTGGCGCTTCGCTTTCCCCTTGGATTACTTCCATTTCTAATGTGTGCCCTAGCGCGGGGTTGGCGTAAGCCCATGCAGCGGGTGTCATTAAATCCATGGTGGCGGGGTTTGGTGACCACTCAGCGAAATACAAACCACCCGGGGTTTTGCTGTCTATTGCGCGTAGGCCCTGCTCGCGCCATCTCAGCATTGCTGTACTGCTCTGATCGCCCGCGGTACTCCACATACTGCATAAAGGGTTTTTGCGTGCACGTTGAGTAGGTAGCAAACCCTGATCTATGGCTTCCTCTGACACCGCCCATGCCTCATCTATTACGAGCAAATCCACGCTGTAGCCGTGACCAGCGCCCGGCGTTGCAGCTCTAACGTGCCAAATGCTGCCATCGGGCATAGTGAGTTTTTGCCGGCCATATGACCATGAAACCTCAGCCCCAAACTTTGCCTCAAGTATTGGCGCAAGGTAATTAAACAATGCGGTGGCTAGGTCAAGTTTGTGCGCGACGCTAATAACGGTTTGAGGTTGCCCGCGCTCTTTTCCCTGAGTAGCAAGCCACCAACCAATAAGACTGGCAATGGCAACCGTTTTACCGTTTTGACGCGCAACAGAAACTAAAGACACTCGAGGCCGTGAACCATCATCGGCTACCGACGTTTGCCCATGCAATGCCCGGTACTGCCAAGGCATCAAATTAACGCCAAGTATGTTGCTGGCAAAAGCCCCAATCTCATTAGCAGCAGATCGGTTCTCACTGTGCGTGGTCGTTTCCAATCGGGGTAAATCGTGGCCAGTTAGCGCCAGTTCGCTAAAACCCTTATGGGATATAGAAAAGGGGGAG